CAGGTGGAGCAATGACCGACATGACAGGTTATACCTTGACCATTGTAGGCACTGAGCCAACGTTTGCGAACTTTATTGCAAGCCCTGCTGCTGGTGATCCATTTGATGGCTTAACAAGCGCAACAGCAACAATAGTAACAGCATCTTAACCTTTAGCTTTTGGAGTTGTGAAGCCCTGCCATCTGGTGGGGTTTTTTATTTGCGAATGTTTTTTATATTTGTGTAAACGATTAACAAGTATTTTTATTTATGGGAACTTTTAATAAAACAATACAAAAAGAAATTACTTTTTTTTGGTTTGATGATTTTACTTCTAAAACTATTGATGATTTAATTTGTTTTTGTAGTACGTATGGAGATGTGCTTATATCAAGCATAAATATTAATCTTAATAATAAAAATAAACCGATTAGTATAGAGCTAGCAACAAGCGTAGGCCCTAATGTTGTTAGAATAGAAATTAAACCTAAAACATACTATTTTTATAAAGGAAGAGAGTTAAATAGTGTTGAGAATGTTAACGATGTGAATTGGTGGTAAATACCTTTTAATACTTTACGAAAAATCACAATAATTAACCATTTTGCTGAGGTCGGTAAAATGGTTTTTTTTATGCCCAAATAAAACAAAAAGCGGGCGTTACGTTTTTAAGGCATGAACGTAATCACGACCACAGACCAAACCATTTATTTTGCGCCACGTCTTGCGCCTGGTAGCGGTGATTACACAGCCGACATGACTACCATTACAGCTGATAGCACGCTTATAACAGCGGATGCAGGCTCAGGGGGTTATACATACACCCTAACAGATGAAAGCACCAAAGAGGCTATCACAAACAGCATAAACGCCACGTTAAGCGGCAACTATTACACCGCAGATTTAAACTTTACACCAGTAGAAGGCCGCTATTATTACCTTGAGATAAAACAAGGTGATGCGGTAGCTTACCGAGGTAAACTATTCTGCACTAATCAAAGCGATTTAGAAAAATACACCATTAACGCCAACACTTATACAACGGTTGGTAATAATGTATCATACACCATTATAAATGACTAACGAGAATTTAAAGGTAATAGAGCTTAGTAGTTACACCTCGCCAAAGGTGGTAGAAGATAAGCGCAAAGAATGGGTGGCTTATGGGGATGATAACGACTATTTTCAGCACCTTATAGACCTGTACAACGATAGCCCTACCAACAATGCTATAATTAACGGCATGGTTGAAATCATTAACGGTGGGGGTATAAATGCAAAAGATAAAACGCGCAAGCCTGACGAGTGGGCAATGCTTATGTCCATGCTTGACGATGAAGACCTTAGGCGTATTGTAACCGACTTAAAATTGATGGGCAATGCTGCCTTTCAGGTTATCTACCAAAACGGCAAGGTCAAGCAGTTGTATCACTTCCCGGTTGAAACATTACGCGCTGAAAAGGCAAATGAAGATGGTGAAATAGCAGCTTACTATTACCACAGCAACTGGGTAGAGTGCAAGCCTACAGATAAACCTGAGCGTATAGATGCTTTTGGTTTTGGCAACAAGTCAAAGCCCGAAATTTTATACATGAAGCCATACCGAAGCGGCTATTTTTACTATTCGCCTGTTGATTATCAGGGTGGCCTTCCTTATTGTGAGATAGAGCGCGAAGTGGCGCAATATCATATCAATAACATCAAATGGGGGTTTAGCGCAACTACATTAATAAGCTTTTTCACAGGTGCAGGAGATGACCAAACCAACCGCGAAATAGAGCGCAGCCTTTTACAGAAGTTTAGCGGTGCTAGTGGCCGTAAAATGATTGTAGGCTTTCACAACAACCGCGAAGAGGCACCACAGGTTGATGACCTACCTGTTAGCGATGCTGACAAGCAATATCAATTTGTTGCGGATGAAGCTATGCGAAAAATTATGGTAGCGCACCGCATCACTTCGCCTATGCTTTTGGGTATAAAAGATAACACAGGACTAGGCAACAACGCGGATGAGCTAAAAACAGCTAGTATGCTATTTGAGGCCACCGTTGTTAATCCGTTTCGCATATTAATACTAAACGCATTGCACAGGGTGTTGAGCGTTAATGGTGCTAGTCTGGAGCTTTATTTTGAAAGCTTAAACCCTTGGAAAAGCGAAGCAAGCGCAGAGGCTACGCAGCTTGCAGCCATTGACGACAGGCCTTTTTTAAAAGGTGAAATTCTTGAGGATATTTTGAGCCGTTTAGACGATAAGCCCATAGAAGAGGATTTGAGCGACTACGATTTAATAGATGAAGCGTGGGCAGATGACGAAAGCACTGAAGATGACTTAGAGGGGATGCTGAACGCTTGGGCAAAGGAGCAAATGAAAGCTAACGAAACGGTGCTACACAAGTTTAAGCGCGTGCTGTTAGGCTTTCAAGACGACAGCTATCAAGACACCGACTTTTTCAAAATACGCTACAAATACCAAAGCACCACTAAAGAAAATGTAGTGGGTGAAACTAGACCTTTGTGTAATAGACTGCTCAAAAAAGGCATAATGAATAAGGAAGACATCAAAGCCCTGAGTAGCAAAGGTGGTGCAGAAAGTAAAGGTCAGCCTTACGATGTGTTTTTGTATAAAGGTGGTGCAAATTGTCAGCATGGATGGGTGAGGCTCATCTACAAAAAACGTGCAAAAAAAGACGGTACACCGTGGGGGGGCAACTGGCTTGCAGGAACGACAAAGGCGCAAATCTACGAGGCTATAAAAGATGGTGCTAAGGTAGAACAGGCAGAAGCTAAAAAAGCATTGATAGCACCACGTGACACTAAAACGAGAGGGTATAAAAAATGAGCAAAGCGTTATTTATAGATAGGGAGCTATTAATCAAAAAAAGCCCATTAAATGGAAGTATTGACCCTGACAAATTGATGCAATACATAGAGCTTGCTCAAGACATATACATTCAGGTTCAACTAGGCACCGACCTGTACGAAAAATTACAAGCAGATATTATCGCGGGCACGCTTACCGGCAATTACGAAACATTGCTTAAAACGTACGTTCAGCCGATGTTAATACATTACGCGGTGGTGGAATTTCTGCACTATGCAGCTTATGAAGTGAGCAATGGCGGTATTTTTAGACATACGCCAGAGAACTCACAAAACGCCACAAAAGAAGAGGTTGATTTTCTAATCGCAAAGCAAAAAAGAACGGCAGAATTTTACGCGGATAGGTTCAATGATTACATTACCTATCACGCTAACCTGTTCCCGGAATTTTACACCAATAGCAATGGCGACATCTACCCAGAGCGCGGAACTAACAAAACTGGTTGGGTTTTATGAGAAGGTACGAACCAAAAGAAAAAGACATAATCAAACTAAAAAAATATCTCAATGAAAAAGAGCAGCAAAACAACAACACCCCTAAGAGCGAGCCGCAAAGACGAAAAGATAATGCCCGACACTAAGGAGCAAGGGTGGGGCCAAACAACAGGAATACGCACGCAGGTAACCGTTACCGAGGTGGATGGCGTTAGAACAATAACAAGAACAGGCATCTAAAATGGCAAAGCAAACAATAAATATAGGCGCAGCCCCTAACGATGGTACTGGCGACCCAATAAGAACGGCATTTGACAAAGCGAATGATAACTTTGACGAGCTTTATGCTTTTGATGCTACCTTAGGCACAGCGGCCACTACCGATGCAACAGACTACGCCACAGCGGCTCAAGGCGCAAAGGCAGATACAGCGGTTCAAAATACAGGTAACGAAACCATAGGCGGCATAAAGACTTTTACAAGTAGCCCTATTGTACCGGCCCCAACCACTGATCTACAAGCGGCCACTAAAAAATATGTTGATGACGCTATAACAGCAGGTGGAGGGTACACGGATGAACAAGCGCAAGATGCCGTAGGTAATATCTTGACCGATAGCAGCGAGATAGACTTCACCTACGATGACGCAACGCCAAGCATTACAGCGGCTTTAAAAGCTAATAGCATTGATGAAAGCAAACTAGACGCAAGTGTTAACGCTTCGTTAGATAAAGCCGACAGCGCACTTCAAAGCTCAGACATAGGTGTAACGGTGCAGGCATATAGCGCGGTGTTAGCAGCAACAACGGCAAGTTTTACCACAGCTGATGAAACTAAGCTTGACGGCATAGAAGCTAACGCAGATGTTACCGACACCGACAACGTGCGCAGCGCGGGCGCGTTGATGGATGACGAGGTTACAAACTTGCCAGACGTTAAAGCCTTTGACCCAGCAAACTATGCCACCGCAGCGCAAGGCACAAAAGCTGATAGCGCGCTTCAAGATTTAGTAGATGACACCACACCACAACTAGGCGGTAATTTAGACCTAAATGGCAACAAGATTTTAGCCTTACCATGCGAGATAGGCATTGCTTGTAGCGATGAAACAACGGCACTCACAACAGGCACGGCAAAAGCCACATTTAGAATGCCTTATGCTATGACCTTAACAGCGGTGCGGGCAAGCCTAACAGGTGCGGGAAGTACAAGCGGCACAACTACGATTGATATAAACGAAAGCGGCACAACGGTACTAAGCACGAAGCTAACCATTGACGCGGGCGAAAAGACCAGCACCACAGCGGCCACACCAGCCGTTATAAGTGATAGCGCGTTGGCTGATGACGCGGAGATTACAATAGACATTGACGCGGTTAGTGGTGGGGCTGATGAAACAGGCTTAAAAGTGTGGTTAATAGGTACTAGAGCATGATTATAAACAGTTACAGATATGCGGGGGGGGCACCAGCGGCTTGGACACCATCAGACCTTACCACCCTTGCAGCGTGGTATGATGCAACAGATGCTTCTACAATTACAGAAGTTGCTACTCAGGTGAGCCAATGGGATGACAAGAGCGGCAACGCAAACCACGCTACGCAAAGTGTAGGTGCGGAACAACCAAATTATGACGCTATTAATCAACAAGTTGATTTTACTGGTTTTGAAAATTTTGATGTTAACATACCCCTGAGCTATGCCGCAGGTTTTTTAGTAGCTTATATCTTTGATGATGTTACATCTACAACTTTCGTCAGATATGTATTAGGGGGTAATCAAACTGGAATGGCAGCTGGTGGTACTGGTAGTGGCTCACTTAGGATGCTGACATTATACAACGGGCCTTTCATCACTCAGGGGGATGCAAATGTAGATGTTTTGGATATTGGCATACACACTAGGGATAAACTGTATAAAAATGGTACAGAATTGGGTTATCTCAGTAACAACGTAGGTACAGATGCAACTATTTTAACGATAGGTAATAGAACAGATTTTCAAGGTAGTGGATTATACGCAGGATTGAAGGAATTAATTATTTGTGATAGCACAACTTCTCAATCTGACCGTGAAAAAATTGAAGGTTACTTAGCTCATAAATATGGACAAACTTCAAAACTACCAGCATTACACCCTTACAAAACTACCGCGCCATGATAGATTACTATGTTTTTGAAGATGAGCAAACAGCGATAGCGGCAGAGGCTATGATTTGTCAAATAGGGCAAACACCGATAGTAGGCATAAATGCTAAAACAGACTTGCCAGAGCCTACAAAACAGAATACTGAAAGATGGGCAATACCACAACAACGAATGGACGGCAAATGGGTATTTCCAGTAGTGCCAGAAAAGATGAGGCAAAACATACCACTAGAGCAGCAACAAGCATGGAGCGAAGCATTTCCGCACACAATAGAAAAATCCACCGATGAATGGTGGCCAACACCCACAGAAATATGACTTGGCTAACAGACCACATAGTAGAAATTTTAGGCATTCCAACAGGCGGTTTTATTGGCTGGTTTTTAGGCCGTAAAAAAGAGAACGCTCAGGTTGCTAGTATAGAGGTGCAAACATTGCGCAATACCATTACAAGCCTGCAAGAAGTCAATGCAATTCTCAGGGAAAATATCAATGAGTTGCAGGAAGACATTCAGCGCATCAAGTCAGAATTTGACAAGAAGTGTAATGTTATGCAAGTGGAAATAGACGAACTTAGAAAGCGACTTAAATGAAGCTAACCAAGAATTTTAGCCTGAGTGAGTTTGCGTGTAAAGATGGTACAACCGTACCATACCAATACTTGCCAAACGTACAAGAGCTTGCAAATAACTTGCAGGTTTTGCGCGACTACCTGCAACGGCCTATTTACATAAACAGTGCGTACCGGAGCCCTGAGCATAACGCAAATGTTGGCGGCTCACCAAGAAGCCAACACCTATACGCACGCGCGGCAGACATCCGCGTGGATGGGATGACGCCAAAAGAAGTACATGAAGCGATTGAAAGCCTGATTGATAGCCAAGACATGAAACAAGGCGGGCTAGGGCTTTACGATAACTTTGTGCATTATGATTGCAGGAACACAAAAGCACGTTGGTAATGTTTGACAAATTAGTTTCTTTTTTCAGCACTAAGGCCGTTCAAGATGTTGGCGGTGTGATTGACAGTTTAAGCACCTCTGACGAGGAAAAAAGCGCAGCAAAGGCGCAACTATCACAGATAGTTTTAACGGCTTTAAATGAAACTACAAAGGCACAGGCTGACGTGCTAAAGGTTGAGCTGCAAGGGAATTGGTTACAAAGGTCATGGCGGCCATTGGTTATGCTGACCTTTACCGTTATTATAGTTATCGGTGCATTCCACAAAATACCATATTTAACCAGCGATAGCCCTTTTTGGAATTTACTAGAACTAGGCTTAGGCGGATATGTAATAGGCCGAAGCGTGGAAAAGGTGGCAGGTGCGGTTACTAGCAATATTGATCTTCCTTTCATAAAAAAGAAAAACCGAAATAATGAGTAGAAAAAAAACGCAAAAAGGAACTACAGTCGTAAAATATCTCAAAGAATGGCCTGACTTGCCTAATCAGACATTAGCGAAAAAAATCTACGCTGAAAACTCTTTACTTTTTAAAGATGCTGAGCAGGTTAGGATAATAATACGTTATTACAGAGGTGTAAAAGGGAAAGAAAGACGCAACAAAAAAACATATAGAGAACTAATTAAAGATCCAGCTGAGAACTCTAAAAAAATGGGCATTCCTTCGCCTTATTACACGATACCCGAAAGCGATAATGAAGAGTGGCTACCTTATGAAATGCCTAAAAACGCTACGCGAATTTTAGTGCTTAGTGATGTTCACATTCCCTACCATGACACCGAAAGCCTTGAAAAAGCTATTGATTATGGCGTAGAAAATAAAGCTAACGCGGTGCTTTTAAATGGTGATATAATGGACTGTTATAGCCTTTCACGCTGGGAAAAAGACCCGCGAAAAAGAAGGTTTAGTCAGGAGCTTGAAGATACTAGGCAATTTTTAAGTTACTTAAAACACCGCTTACCTGATGCTGTTATTTATTATAAGCTTGGTAACCACGAGTTACGTTATGAGGCATTTTTACGCATTAAAGCACCTGAGCTTTTAGATGTAAGCGAATTTCGTTTAGATGTGTTGCTGAGATTTGGCGAGCTTGGTATTAACCTCATTACCGATGACCGTATCATTCAAATAGGCGAATTAAACGTAATGCATGGCCATGAATTCGGGCGTAGTGTCTTTAGCCCTGTTAACCCAGCGCGGGGATATTACATGAGGTCTAAAACAAACATTTTAGCAGGCCACAACCACCAAAGCAGCGAGCACAGTGAGCCTAATTTGAACGGCCAAGTCGTTACAGCGTGGAGCACCGGGTGCCTTTGTCATTTACACCCAGACTATATGCGTATAAACAAATGGAACCACGGCTTCGCGTTTATAAAGGTTTACAAGGATGGAAATTTTGAAGTAGACAACCTAAGAATAATAAAGGGCCAAATCAGATAAATACATTATCTTTGACCTCTCTAGAGCGTACCTAGCTCATGTAGTAGTAGTTCTTCATATGTTAAGCGTTTAAAGCCTCCAGCGATGGGGGCTTTTTTTATGAATAAAAAATCATTTTGTTGAACCCAACAAAATGATAGTTTAATTTTTGCTTGGGTGTTTGGTGGTATTGTTTTTTGTTTTATATTTGCTTTATAATTAAAACGCTAACAGGATGACAACTCAAGAAACAAACATTACTAAAAACGCAAGCGCAGTTTTCGGAGCCTTTCACATTGCAATGAATAGAGCATTTGAACAAGGTCTAACACCTGAAGAGGCTATAAGGTCAATTTTAGATAATACAGGTCAATTTGATGAATTGATTAACTCTTGCAAAAATTACCTTAATTCAAAATAACACGAAGGGCGCAAGCCCTTTTTTCACTTAACTATTAATTCAATAAACGCTAAACAATGAGCAAATTACCAACATTAGCAGAGCTGCACCACGACATAACTGCGGCTGACAAAAACGACAAGTTAAACCTGCTACTTAATCAAGACCCGCCTGCAAAGTGGGTTAAACGCAACCCATACGCGGGGAATACAGCCTATCTTCCTATTGATAAAATAGAGCTGCTTTTAACACGCATCTTCCAGCATTGGAAGATAGAAGTGCTGCGCGAGGGGCAAATGTTTAACAGCGTTTACGTTACCGTGCGCCTGCACTACAAAAACCCGTTAACCAACGAGTGGATGTACCACGATGGTACCGGGGCAGTAGGCGTGCAAACAGACGCGGGCAAAAGTGCTTCAGACCTCGGAGCCATAAAGCAAAACGCAATAATGATGGCCTTGCCAGCGGCTAAAAGCTACGCGGTAAAAGATGCCGCTGAGAATATCGGCCGCCTGTTTGGTAGCAACTTAAACAGGCGCGATACTGTGGCCTTCTCAGGAAGCTATGTAGATCAAGAAAAGAAGCGCGCGTTAGACTGGCTGCAACAAACACCACCGCCAACACCTGAGCAGATTAAAGCCTTTTGGGATATGCCTAGCAATGAGAGGTTTAAGCAGGATGCTGATTTTGCAGACTTCTTAATTTAGAAAAACCAACAAAACTAAAATAGCGCGGTGCGTTGTTTTAGTTTTTTATTTTATATTTGATTATTAATTTAAACGTTTAACAAGATGAAACCAGTAAACAACAAGTCTGTTTTGGCTCATATTTTTGACCAAATGAATAAATTGGACAAAGGCGAAATAGACGTGGCAACAGCCAAAGCGCAAGCAGAATTATCTAAACAAGTAAACAATGCTTTGAAGTATGAGCTTGACAGGGCTAACACTTTAATGAAGCTTGCAAAGCATAACGCGGAATACCGCCAAAACATTGAGTTAAGAAACGCTGAAAGCAAAAACTTTGACAATGTTTAGTTACCAAGATGTAAAGCTTCAAATAAGCGGAAATAAAGCGATGTTAATGGCTAAAAACTGTTATCATGAAGAAAAATGTGTTAAGGCTTATGATGAAGCAGGAAATTACATTGGTAATGTATGGGTAAAAGGCGATTACAAATGCGAAACAATAGAAGTTGGAGAATATCCTTGTGTTTTACAAATGGACTACAAATTCTATACATTCAAAAGTTTTGGCTTTACGGTTGATGATTTTCAACGGTTATCATTTAGCCCTATTAGAAATGGTTATACAACTGATGGTCAAAATCTATTGAATTATGCATTAAAAGGTGATGATTGTTTTTATAATTACATCGTTAATGAGGGCCCAAAAAAATGTTTAGCCCCGGAAATATCTATAACACCAAGACACTCTAGGGCGTTTTGTATTGTTGAAAAAACAGATAAGCACCGCCTTTTATCATTTAATGTTGAGGACTATAAAAACAACTTTGACGAGTTTGTTGCTAAATATCCTGAACATAAAGACGAAGCTAAGTTATTATTTGACTTAAATATTGGAGTGATAGCAAGGTATTACTTTACTACTCCAGAAAAAATATTAAATCAAAGTGCTGATTTAATAGCAGGTTCAATTAAAAGATTACATCAAAAAATTAATTTAAACGCTAAACAAAGATGAAAATACGCTGCTCACAACTAGGCGCGTTCTTAACACGCGGCAGAGGTAAAGACCAGGAGTTTGGTCTAACCGCCATTGACGTAATACGTCAGGTGAAAATTGGCAATAAGTATGGCCGCTGGCCTGTATTTGCTAACAAATACGTTACTAAAGGCAACGTAAATGAACTAGAAGCCCTGAACATGATTAACCGCGTGCTTGGCACTAGCTTTGTGCGGGATGTGCTCAACTATCAAAACGAATTTATCACAGGAAGCCCTGATGTGCTTAGCGGTGATTTGGTGCTGGACATTAAAAATAGCTTTGATATTTGGACTTTTGACAAGGCAGAAATGACCAAAGACTACGAGGCGCAACTGCGCGGTTATATGTGGCTAACAGGTGCAACAAAAGCGAAATTGGTATACTGCCTAACCGATGCACCCGAATGGATGATAGAAGCCGAAAAAAGAAAGCTGTATTATGGAATGGGTGGAGATAACGCCGACATGGCAGCCTATCAAAAGGCAGCCGAACAGCTTGAGAAAAATATGAAGTTTGGCGATATACCAGAGGCTGATCGCGTGAAGTGTTTTGACATTGAACGCGATGAGCAATGGGAGATAGATTTAGCAGAAAGAATTTTAAAAGCTAGGGGGATATGATTAACGATATATTTTTAGGCGTGATTTTAGCCGCTTTGATTTACATTATAATAGCTGGGGAGGTTCTGCACTACCGGGCTTTTAATAGCATGAATAAGGGGCTATTTAACGAGTTTAAGCGTATGAATAAAACGCTTGATAAAGAGATAGAAAAGATTGAAGAACAAATCAAAAAAGAAGCCGCAAGATGAGTGAAAAAGAAATAATATACACAATAGAAAAATACCATTACAAAGGGTTTTCTATTTGGAAGCAAGAAGGAAGCGTATCCTCACCAATGCTTATTTTAACTAAACCAAAGCATTTATCTGAAGAAGATTATGAAGCTTTTGTAAAGTCTTTAATAATAACTGTAAAAGAAAAGCAATGAACCACGAAATTACATTAGCATTCCGCAAGTACGAATACTCGCGTAAGAAAGTAGAGGATAACACCGAGTTTACCCAGCATTACATTGACAAGCACCTGAGGGCGTGCCCAGAGCTAAAAGCCGAAATAAAGGCACACCATGCCGCTAAAAAAGCGGAACAAACGGCAGAGATTATAAGGTTGCTAAAAGAGAGTAAAAGCGTGCGTTACATTACGCGCACGCTTCACGTTGACCCTAGCCGCGTGTATTCCATACGCCGAGATCAAAGATTAGCCCCTGAGCCTAAAAAAGAAAAGAAGGCAAAGTATTATGTAAATGTTTTTCCGTATTAGATTTTATTTTATATTTGCTAAGAATTTAAACGCTAACAAGATGAATACACAAGATTTTATGCAGGCTTTAACGCCTATTTTAAAAGAGAAAGCTGAGATATTCTACTCAGGCGGCAATTACACCGTACAAGTTAACGGCCACGAATTTGGCGTTGATTTTAGCTGTAAGGTTAACTGGCTTACTGAAAGGGATAAAATAGATACGCCTTCTGGGTGTTACTATGAGAACTGGGATATTGTTACCAGTGTGGATGTGGCTAACCTTCATGTAATGGATTTTGATGATGTAGAGCCTTTTACACCTGAGCAGATTAAAGAACTAGAATTATTAATCGCTAAAACTATTGAAGAATATGCTTAATACAACTGCAAAAATGATGGTGCTCACAGATGTTGAGTTTCATGAAGCTATAACTGGTGCTTATGACATGGTTGAAATGTGGGATAGACAAATAGCCCGAATGGAAGGATCGCTTGAAGACTTGTATTATTTCGACCTTTTTAACATTCGCAAGTCGTACGCACGCAAACTAGAAATAAAAAAAGCTGCACGCCAGCGCGTTAAAGCGTGGGCACGTAGAATGGTAACTCTTAGATATTGCACCAAATGAAAGGGAACCAAGCAATGCCAGACGATGTGCAACGCTGGCTTTACAAAAACATCACAGCGGCAAGGCATGAAGGCGATATAAAAGTGTGTCGCCGCCTTGCTGAGATTGCACAGCATTATTTGAAAATTAACAAGCTGATAGACGATGAAACGCTCCTCATCTTTATTAGTGAAATAAACGGAGCAATAAATTTCAAAAAGCATGGAATTAAGATGCAACTTCAAAGCGGCGGCTAAGCCGAAAACCTATGGCAACGAGGGTAAAACTCTAACCAATTTTTACGTTGATATTGGTATTGGTACTGATTACCCAACAATGGCTGAGTTTACCTTTTTTGGTGATAAGGTAAACCTTGACGGCATAAAGCAAGGCGATGACATCACTGTTTTTTTTCAAATCAATGGGCGCAAGGCTGAGTGGAAAGATAAAACCACAGGCCAACAAAAAAGCGGCTTCTTTCAAACGCTGGTAGCGTGGAAAGTTGAGAGCCACACGGCTAACGTTCAAGAGAGTAATAACCCTGAAACACCTGTATTAGATGAAGAAGATGATTTGCCATTTTAAAGTTAAGGAAGTACTAGGAGTCAGCGAAGACGCTGACTCCGTACTTCGCATTATTGAAGAGGTAGCCGACACGGCACTTATTCACCGCGATGCACTATTCACTGAAACAACGCACAAAGCTGCTAAAGCGCGGGCATTAATCTTTTACCGCATACGTAAGGAAACGAGCGTAACATTTGCGCAAATAGCGAAGATGTTTAGTGTTACTCCCGGTAATGTGGCTAACATGATTAAAGCGCATCACGATGGGGAATAAAGCACACATTGAGCGGATGCTAGACATAACGCCTGAGAGGTTAGTGGCGTGTGGGTTTGAAGAGTTAAAGGGGCGTCATATGTTTGAAAAACGTTATGACGTAACGCACGCTTTATTGTTGCACCTATCGCACGGCATTTATTACCCTATAATTGCGCAAGAACCTGCTAGCTGGGCTGATTATGAGCAAACAGTAAGCTTACGCGGAATAACCAAAATGCACGAGCTGCAAGCACTTTGGAAAGTATTAACAGGTGAAAAACTTACAAGCGATGCCACGTAAAAAACTAATGCAAATTTGCAGCCCTGAGGCTTATGAGCGTATTAATACTTGGTACATAAACAGGCGCGGTATAGACACGCGCTATGCTTTGAAAGTTGATACGATTTACGAGCGCACAGGCCACCGCAACTACCTTTCTATCTGGCTGGAGCGTTTTATCATTAAGTGGGTAAATGAGCGCCGCAAAGACTGGTGCGCTGTAAAGGTTGCCAATAGCGGTAAAAAGCACGTAAGCCGCTTTATAGGCGGCAAGGAGCACGGCAGGGTAGCTAGTGTTACCTATGTGAAAAACGCTGACCAGATTGTTGGGGAGCCTGACATACGAGTTATGCGGCCAAGACAATACCCACTTTATTTTGAGGTCAAGATTGGTAGCGACAAATTAAGCGAAGCTCAGAAGCAATTTATAAAAAGCCAGTGGGGCGATGTTTATGTTGTTGGTACGGTTGATGAATTTTTATATTTTTGGGATAAATTAAACGCTTAAATATTATGAAGGACTACTTAGATTTTTTAGAACGTAAAAAGCATTTAATAGGTGATTTTGGTTTTGAACCGAATTATTACCCTGACATTGCTTTTGACTTTCAGCGGCACATTATTGAACGCTCTGTTAAAAAAGGCCGTATAGCTATTTTTGCTGATACTGGTTTGGGCAAAACATTGATGCAGTTAACCATAGCTGAAAACATTGTAAGGCATACTAATAAAAGGGTGCTGATACTTACCCCGCTGGCGGTTGGTTTTCAGTTTATAAAGGAGGCTAAATTTGCTAAAATAACTGACGATATACACCAAAGCAAGGCGGGAGAATTTGAAGGCAAAAAGATAATAGTTTGTAACTATGAAAGGTTACACTATTTGAAGGCCACAGATTTTGAAGGTGTTATTCTTGATGAAAGCTCTATATTAAAGAACTTTAACGGCAAGATTAAACGTCAGATTACTTCTTTTTTGAAAAACATTAAGTACCGTTTTTTAAGCACCGCAACGCCAAGCCCAAATGATTATATTGAATTTGGCACTAGCTCTGAGGCTTTGGGCTATATGAGCTATATGGATATGTTACAGCGGTTTTTTTCTAATAAGGAAAATAATTTTAAACCGCAAGACATAGGCACTAAATGGTATTTAAAAGGCCATGCAAAAAATGATTTTTTTAAATGGATTAACCAGTGGTCTATTAATGTAAAAAAACCTAGTGATTTAGGATTTGCTGATGACCGTTATATCTTGCCTGAATTAATTACAAATACACACTTTGTAAAGAATGAGAAGAACTGGAATATAGGCGGGCAAATAATGCTTTTTAATGGCATTGCTAAAAGTATGAGCGAAGTGAGAGAAGAACAGAAAGGCAGCATAAAAGAACGATGTGAAAAAGCGGTAGAATTAGCTGAAGGTAAGACTTCCGTTTATTGGTGCCATTATAATGATGAAGGCGACTTATTGCAAAATTTAGACCCTGAAGCTAGTCAAGTAAAAGGTAGTGATAGCGTGGACAAAAAGGAAGATATTCTAATGAATTTTGCTGAAGGTAATATTAAGCGGTTAATCACTAAGCCGCAAATAACTTCATTTGGTTTAAACTGGCAACACTGTAACCATACGGTTTATTTTCCTACTTGGAGCTATGAGCAATATTACCAAGCGATTAGAAGGTTTTGGAGGTTTGGACAAACTAAAAACGTAACGGTTGATCTTGTTTTATCTGATGGGCAAAAGCGCGTTTTGGATACCTTAGATTTTAAAACGGAACGTGCAATTCAGTACAATAAAGAAATTCAAAAAAACCTTGCAGAAAGCAAAATAGAGCTTAACAAAAAAGAATTCAATCAAGTAATTAATACACCTAAATTTTTATAAAATGAAAGTTAAGAACCAACTACACACGGAGAAATACAGCGTTTACAATGGTGATTGCGTTGAGGTAACGTCTGCACTAAAAAGCAATAGTATTGACTTTAGCGTTTATTCGCCACCTTTTGCAGGGCTATACGAATATAGCAGCGACATTCACGACATGAGCAACTGCGAAACCAAAGAAGATTTTTTAGTGCAATATGAATTTTTAATAAAAGAAATTGCACGCATCACAAAGCCAGGAAGGCTTACGGCAGTACATTGTCAGGATGTGTTAACTAATGTTACTAAAAATTTTCTTTGGGACTTTCCACATGAGATTATTAGACTTCATGAAAAATATGGTTTTCACTTTTGCAACCGTATTACAGTTTGGAAGGAACCACTAAAGGTAAGGCTTAGAACTATGGTGCGTTCGTTAATGCATAAGCTAATAGTTGAAGATAGCACCGAATGTTTTACAGCTCAACCTGACTACATTTTAGTGTTTAAAAAAGCAGGTGAAAACAAGGTGCCAGTAACGCATGAGCACGGCTTAAATGTTTACCCTTATTTTGGAGCTAACCCGATAGCACCTGAAACGTATCGAAGCTTAAAAGGTATGCCAGTTAAGCTGGATGCAATAGGCACTGACTTAGATGACTACGATAAAGTATGGGCTAATATTTTAGCAAAATACAAGGACTTTAGAGGAGATCACAAAGAAAACAAGGCTAGTCATATAATGTGGAGGCGTTACGCTTCTAGTGTTTGGGATGACATACGAAATGAAAATGTATTGCCTTTTAAAGATAGCAAAGAAGAGGATGACGAAAAGCACGTTCACGCCTTGCAGCTTGACGTGATTGACCGTTTAGTGGTTTTGTATTCTAACCCAAACGAAGTAGTTTTATCGCCTTTTATGGGCGTTGGCTCTGAGGTTTACAGCCCTGTAAGTTTAGGCCGTAAGGGCATAGGCATTGAGCTAAAAGATAGCTATTACAAGCAAGCTTTGCTCAACTTAAAAGAAGCTGAGAATAGGTTTTACGCTGAACAGCAAAACACACTATTTTAAAAAATAAAGTTAGGCGGGATAATCAAATTATTAACTTAAAAAAATAATCTGATTTCAGAGATTTTAAACCCGCCTAACTTTTAACCTTTACATTATGCAAAGCAAAAAACTATCATTTATTGAAGCCGTGGTTAATACGGTGGTGGGGCTATTGGTTAGCTTCTGCATTCAACTTGTAATTTACCCTACCTTGGGCATTGCCGTAACACTGGGTGAAAATGTAATCATAACCTTTGTATTCTTTGCTGCAAGCATTTTACGAGGATATGTTATAAGGCGCATCTTTGCGCGTAAGAAATGATTTTTTTATCTTTGAACCGCTGCAATGGCAGACACGGAGTGCAGGCCGTGAGAAGATTTTAGTTAAACAAGAACCCTTTAGGGAGTACCGCTGCACCGGGAAACCTAAAGGGTTTTTTTATACAACGAAATGAGAAAAGCATTCAATTTTTATAGAAGTTACTACGAGGTTTTTTTAGAGTTACCTGATGCAGAAAAATTAATTTTTATTCAGGCTTTATTAGATTGGCAGTTTACAGGTAAGGAACCAAAGAAGCTTAAAGGTATGGCAAAATTTGCCCTAATGAGCCAAAAACACAGTATTGTGCGCCAATTAGAAGGTTATAAGGCTGGCAAAAAAACCACAAAAGCCTCAGAGGTACCCCCTAAGGATACTGCTAAGGGTACGCCAAGCATACCCCCCCGAGGTACCTCCGAACAAGATAAAGAGAAAGATAAAGAACAAGAGAAAGGACAAGGGCAAAAAGCCTATCGCGCTTTCGCGCATCTCTCCCTTTCTTTTTCAGATTTTCAGGCATTGCTTGATTTAGGCTACTCAAAGGAGCAGATAGATAACACCCTAGATGCGGTAGAAAATTACAGCGGAAACACTAAGTACAGAAACCTGATGACTACCTGCCGCAACTGGCTACAAAAAGATGCGAAACCAAAAGCCCGCACGCTGATAGAAACAATGCCAACAGACCCAGACGAACTCAAAGCATGGCAGGCTGATAACCGCAGGCGTATCTTAGGCCAATACGAGGCAACAATGGGACAGATTGAGCAAAGCATAAAAGATGAAGCCGATGATTAACATAGACCGCTACCGTGGAGAACTAGAGGTTATACGCAATGAGGCGCAAACAGCAGGTTTATTAACTGGCTTTCAATCGCTAGATGAGTACTACCAATTTAAACAAGGCTACCCGCTTATAATTTACGGCTTGCCCTATTCAGGTAAAACGTATTTTATCTTTCAGATGCTGATAAACCTATCTCGCACCTATGGCAAAAAGCATTTTATTTATTCGCCTGAAACTGGCTCAGGAGCTGAGGTGTTAGAAACATTGCTTTGCATTTATACCGGCAAAGATGTACGCTTGATGAAGGACAAAGAGCAGGTGAATTTATTTGCGATGACGCACGCTGAATTTGAAGATGCTTACAACTTTATCAGGGAGCATTTTTACATTGCCGATACGCCTGACTTCCCAAAGCAAATAACACTTGAGGCCTACTACCAGCACGTTCACGATATAGCAAATGAAAGCGAGTTTAGCTTAGATACTTGCCTAATTGATCCGTGGGCAGAAATAAGCATTGACCACCAACAGCTTCACGTTAGCGTATCCGAGGCATTAGGTACTATGAGAGAGCACGACAAAGCCAATAAGATGACAACCATAGTGCTAAACCATACCAACGAAATAAAGCCAATATTTGACCGCGAAAAGCAAACGACCTATGACCCTATACCTAACCCAACCCAAATGTACGGAGGGCAGATGTGGTTTAGGCGTGGTTACAGTATCATGCTAGTGTACCGGCCAAACGCGCTGGTATTCGGTTGCGCTGAAAACGAAACGTGGATATTTGTCCAAAAGTCGAAACCGCGCGGTTATGGCACCAAAGGCCGCGCCTCTTTAATGTGGAACAATTCTAAAAGCCAATTTTATGACGACACGAACACCCAAGAAGATGTATTTTGAGATCAGCTATCCAGAAAGCGATGGTATGCCATTAACGCACCGAAGCCAAGAAGCTTGCATTCAGGCCACAACCATATACATGGAGATGACCGTAGAAGGCCGCAAAGCCATAGAAAGCGGGCGCAGTGGTGCGGGGTTAAAACACCTAGAGCGAGCCGACTTTATCAAAAAAATGGAAGAGCTTTTTTCTGCGTGCCTTTACACCTTAGAGCAACACCAAGCAGCACACAAAAATAACGTAGCTTTACTCAGGGCAGCGCGCAGCAGGATAGAAGAGTTAGAACGCATAATTGAAGAGATGTAAAAAATATTTATAACCCTTGCTTTGTATTAATATTTTGTTTTATATTTGTACCATAATTAAAACGCTGATATCATGCAACTACAAATGACAATCAGAGAAATTAGAAAATGGTTATTCGAAACTGACAAGTATGCCGTTATTGGTATGGATGAGATGAGCAACCAAGAAGCTCGTAATTTCTTGTATAAGATACCTAATCAATTACAAAAGTTTAATGTAATTGATAACAAAACGCATCTTTTGATATGGTCGTAACAACACCTAATAACCTCCGGGTACACATTGACCGCGGCACACTATTACGCACCGACAAAGGGCTGTATATCATTTTTGAGGCCAGCCCTGATGAGGTTAAATTTGTGCCTATCAAAGATGCAGTAAAGCTAAGCATGACCGAACTACAAAACCTCGTTAAAGATGGGAGGGTGAAGCTGTGAAAAACCACTGTGAACATCAAAACTGCCAGCGTAAGATAGCAGGCAGAGCCAAGAAAACAACATCCGGCAAATGGTATTATCTTTGCCCCGCACACCTTGCTGAGTATGACGCCTTACGAAACGATTTGAGGGGCATGAGCACGCTTAGACAAGAACGAAGGAATGAAGAGTACCGCAAGAAAGAAATGGGCTTATTAGGCGAGGTTATTTACAACCGCGAAATATCATTTTCTGAAAAAATAGATTTGTTACATTTGTAAGCATGAAGACCACACAGAAGAACATTGCAATTACATTTACACAAGGGCGAAAGAAAGCACCCGCAATTTTAGTAGATGTTACAGGGCTACCCGCTGATGAAGCATACCCGCACGCAGTAGCAGAAGCCACAAAGCGCACAGGGTTAAACCCTAAACAATGGCACGCCGTATGACAATAGACGAGCAAAAACCAGCACACCGCCAGCGCGTAATGACCAAGCGCGAAAACTTTGATGAGGTGTACTTTGATGAGGCAAGCTACGATGCCTATGAAGATGCTTTTTATAGCACCAAAACAGGCGAGAAGCTCCGGAACGTGGTGAAGTGGATGTAACAACGACAGAACAACGATGCAGATATTACCCATAACACAGATCAAACCCAACCCGAAGAACCCTCGCGTTATTCGGGATGAGAAGTTTGAGAAGCTTAAGCAGAGCATTCAGGACTTCCCGGATATGCTTAATAAAAGGCCGCTGGTATGCTTTACCGATAAAGACGGCAAAGTGGTTGTACTTGGTGGTAATATGCGCTTAAAAGCAGCTAAAGAGCTTGGACTTAAAGAGCTGCCTGTGGTACTTGCAGACGATTGGACTGAGGAACAGAAAGCGGAGTTTTTGATTAAAGATAACGTTGGCTTTGGTGAGTGGGCGTGGGATGAATTGCAGGCTGATTGGGATGTTGAGCAGTTGGAGGCATGGGGTTTGGATGTTCCGGGTTTTGAAGAGCCTGAGGTGTTAGAAGCTGCGGAGGATGACTATGAAATGCCTGATGAGGTTCAGACGGATATTGTGCTTGGCGATTTGTTTGAGATTGGTGAGCATAGGTTGCTTTGTGGGGATAGTACGGATAGTGATGCTGTGGCAAAGTTGATGAATGGTGAGAAGGCAAACCTATTACTAACCGACCCACCGTATGGGTTAGGCATTGATGGACAAAAAGAAAGCATTGCTAAAAACCCAAAACACAATAGAAAAGCCCATGAGTTTAGAGGTTGGGATAATGAAAGACCCGAAAAAAACACCTTTGATTTAATACTTTCTTTTACTAATGTTGCTATAATATGGGGTGGTAATTATTTTGCCGATTTATTGCCAGCAAAAAGAGGGTGGATATATTGGAGCAAAGGACAAGACGGTTTAACAATGAGCGATGGAGAGCTGGCTTGGACATCAGAAGATAAGCCATTAAGGTCGGTTACAGTAAACAGAGCAGCGTTACAAGGCAGCGTACACCCAACACAAAAACCTTTAGAAGTTATGCGTTTTTGTATTGAATGGGCAGGAAAAGTTAATTTAATTTTAGACACTTTTTTAGGCTCAGGCTCCACAATGGTAGCCGCACACCAACTCAACCGCAAGTGCTACGGCATGGAATTAGACCCCAAGTACTGCCAAGTGATTATTGACAGAATGCGTAAGCTTGACCCTGATTTAAAGATAAAACGCAACGGTAAAGATTATGCCTAAACCCGAAAACATAATTGGCAAGGGCTTTGACAAACGCCCGCAGAACATCAACCGCAAAGGCCGCCCAAAGCTGCCTGATATACGCGAAGCAATGGCAAAGGTGCTAGCAGATGAGAAAGACGGAATGCAGGCACTAGAAGCCGTGTTAAAAGCACTCAGGGCAAAAGCCGTTAAAGGCGATGTGCGTGCCGCTGAGGTGCTTCTTGACCGTGCCTTCGGTAAGGCAACCCAACAAGTAAACGCGAACATCAAAAGCGAAACGCCAATCTTCACCCCGATTGATTTAGATGTGCCAGAATGAGATCATACAGCTACACAAAAAGCACGCTTCATGGGTAACGGTTGCGCTTAAATATGGCGCGCAAGATATGGCGGAAGACGTGGTTCAAGATAGCTACATAAAGCTTATAGAATGGAGCACCAATAATAAGAACAAGCCAATAACTGAGGGCTTGTTTTTTTTTATAGTACGCAACACCGCGCTCGACCACAGCCGCAAGAACAAGCCGCACACCGATTTAGACGGCCTACAATTAGCCGAAATGCTAATACATGAGCAAACCTTTACAGATAGGCAAATTGAAGCAATACACATCACCTTAGCGCGTTTTCATTGGTTTGATGCAAAACTGCTAGATTTGTATTTTAACCTGAGCCGAAAATACGACCAAGAAGTAAGCATGAGAACGCTAGCCGAAGACACCGGTATAAGCGTAGCTACGATATTTAACACTATTAAACGATGCAAACAACGAATAAAAAAAGCGTTGGAGTTGGCGACACAATAGCCAAAGCCACAAAAGCCACAGGAATAGACAAAGCCGTTAAATGGCTGGCAGGTGAAGACTGCGGATGCAATGAAAGGCGCAAGAAGCTGAATGAGCTATTCCCTTATCGCGGCACGCAATGCCTCACAGAAAAAGAGTATATCTACCTGAGCAAATTCTTTGCAGACAAAAGCCCATTCATTACCAGCGACCAGCAACGGCAACTTTTGCAGATATACAACCGCGTTTTTAACACTAAAAAGAAGGCCACTAGCTGCGCGCCATGTGTACGCACATTGGCAGAAGAATTGCAACAACTTGTAAACACTTATCACGATGCCCCTACCAAAAGCAAAAGAAGGAGAAAGTCAAAATGATTTTATGAGCCGCTGCATGGAAGATGAAACCATGCAGAGCGAATACCCTAACAAACAACAGCGGCTAGCCGTATGTTATACCACTTGGAGAGATGCTTAAAAAAACAACAGCACAAAAAAAGATAGCCGCCCTGAGACGTAGACATCGCGTCATTCAGGGCGGCACCTGACCAGCGCGTCAAAAACGTTTAGTATCATTCCGATACTTATCCAATATGCTATTCAAAACAAAGCCTCAGAAATTAGCATTGTTGCAGAAAGCATACCACATCTTAGGCGCGGTGCATTGCGCGACTTTCAAAAGATAATGCTTTGGACTGAAAATTGGGATGATACACGCTTTAACAAAAGCAGCCTAACATACACCTTCACAAATGGCAGCTACATTGAATTTTTTAGTGTAGATCAACCCGACAAGCTACGCGGTGCAAGGCGTGATGTTCTGTTTATCAACGAAGCCAACAATGTAGCCTTTGAAGCCTACCAGCAACTAGCCATCAGGACAAAAAAGTTTATCTATTTAGACTACAACCCAACCAGCGAATTTTGGGCACACACCGAGCTAATAGGCAACGATAAAACAGACTTTGTAAAGCTCACCTATTTAGACAACGAAGCCCTGGAGCCATCCATACGCGCGGAGATAGAAGCCGCCAAAGAAAAGGCGCAACGCTCCGACTACTGGCGCAACTGGTGGCAGGTGTACGGACTTGGGGAGATAGGTAGTTTGCAGGGTGTTGTTTTTGAGAACTGGCGGCAAGTTTCACAGGTACCTGATGGTGCTGAATATTTAGGCACTGGCTTGGACTTTGGATTTACCAACGACCCAACAGCCGCCGTTGATTTGTACCGGCACGATGGGCAGGTTTATATTGATGAAGTAGTCTATCAAACAGGGCTACTTAACAACGACATTGCGCGGCTACTGAAGAACAAGTACATTATAGCAGATAGCGCAGAGCCAAAAAGCATAGCGGAGCTAAGGCGTGCAGGGTTGAACGTACACCCAGCCGACAAAGGCAAAGACAGCGTTAACGCGGGTATAGCTATCTTGCAGGAGTACACCCTGAACGTAACACAGCGAAGTTTGAATATCATTAAAGAGCTGAGATCATACACATGGGAAACAGACAAAACAGGCGCAAAAACCAACAAACCTATTGACGCCTTTAATCACGGCATAGACGCGCTGAGATATATCAGCATGAAACGCTTAGGTAACAAAAAAGCCCCCGCGTATTATGTCCTTTAGCACAAAAAGCCCGCATTACGTTTTCACAGTATGCGAGCTTATTACAAAATCACCACAGCCCTAAAAAACCAGCTAGACAGCCAACAGATTAACATAGTTAAACTTGGCGATATGGCTGACGTAGACCTTGACAAACAAGGCATCTATCCCTTAGCACATATTTTAATTGAGGAAGCCCGAATGGGCATGCAGACCATTGAGTTTGACATAAACATTCTGTTTGCCGACTTGGTAGACATCAATACCGACAACAAAAAAGAGGGCACGCCATTTTACGGCAACAACAACCACCAAGACATAATGAATGCGATGTTGAATGAAGCAAACATTCTCACGCAGCACCTCATGCGCGGCAACTTATTTGCAAGTAACTATCAGGTTATAAACGCGCCAACAGCACTACCATTTACAGGAAGGTTTAAGAACTTACTAAGCGGCTGGATGCTATCATTTACCGTTCAAGTGCCAAACATTGATACGACAATATGCTAAAGATAAAAGTACCAACAGACATGAGCGAGGTTACCGTAGGCCAATATCAGGAGATCATGGCCTACGCTGACACCAACCCTACCGACCGCGAATTGACGTTAAAAATGGTGCAAGTGTTCTGCAAGATAAAAGATGCTAGTATCATTGAATACGCCGACCTAATACGCATTTCGCGGCACCTTGCAAATATGCTGAATGACAAACCTAGTCTGACCGTATTTTGGAACGATAAAGGGTTTATTCCAAACCTAAGTAAAATAACATTTGGTGAGTTAATTGACCTCGATAACTACCTACCGCAAAATAAATTCCTGCACAAGTCAATGGCTATTTTATACCGCAAGGTAGAAGCGCGCAGCCGCGACCTGTACACCATAACACCCTATGAAGGCGCAGGCGATGCGAGCGAATACAAAGAAATGCCGCTAAGCATAGCAATGGGCGCAATGCTTTTTTTTTGGACTATCGCCAAGGATTTAGTGAGCGATACCCTTCGATATTTCCCGCTACCACAGACGATGACAGGGGCGCAAATCTTAGCGGGTCGGCTCAATTTGCAGCCCGCTGGGGATGGTACAGCTCAGTATTCAACCTTGCAGGGGGCGACATTACAAAATTTGATCAGATCACAAAAGAACCAGCGACCAAATGTTTAACAGCGTTAGAGTACATGAAACAGCAAGATGAACAGTTAATGATGAAAGCGAATGCAGCCCGTTGAAGTTGAAAATACGTTGTTAAACTTTGGCAAGGAGCTAAAACGCCAAAGCCGCGCAAACCTTACACGCAGAAAAAAGAACGTAAGCAGGAAGCTGTATGATAGCATAGATTACAAAGTGAAGGTTTACCCCTCAGGCGCGTTGGCTTTTGCTTTTGAGATGGAGCCGTATGGCGATTATGTGGACAAAGGCGTAAGCGGCACGCAGCGTAAATTTAACACACCCTTTAGCTACACAACAAGACGACCACCAGTAGCCCCGCTTTTGGAATGGGTCCGCGCACGCAGGTTGTTTTTAAGAGATGAAAAAGGCAGGTTCAGTAAGGGTGGGCAGCAACGGTTAGCGTATTTAATACGCAACAAGATATTTACGCAAGGTATAGAGCCAACTAAATTTTACAGCCAGCCATTTGAGCGGCTATTTAAGCGGCTACCCGAAAACATAGCAAAGGCATACGCAAAAAGCATACCCGATTTTATAGCATTTGCAAGAAACAATAAAAGGTTAAAATAATGGCCAATATCATATACCCCTCAGATTTTTCACAGGCACGAAGCCCGATGTTTTTACAATGCGAACCTGACACCGCAGGCGAAACCATAACCGATGCGGTGCACAGCATAAGCTTATACACAGGCGACAAAAGCACAGGCGCACCCGCACAAGCGCAAGTACAGCTCAGTAAGTTGAGCGTAGATGGTAAGGTGCTAACAAACGTTTCAGAAATAGTGAGGGCTTATTTTGTGCAGAATTACACTAGCCACAACGCACCCGGAGCAAGTACCTATTACATTGCGCAAGCCGTAGGAGCTGCACTATGGGTGAAGGTATCAACCGCCACCACTGAGAGCGATGGAGGGTACACAGAAGACAGCACTTTTCTAGCGATGGATGGGTACACCGAGTTTGAAGATGGATTGAACGCCACACACTCAGAAACGATACTAACAGCACCGCGCACGATAAACCTTTTACCGGGTCAATATTTTAACCTTCCAGTCAAAAACAACCCAAGAATAGAATGGCGGCTAAACGATGGAGTAACGCCTTCATCTTGGAACGCAGCACCAGCGCATGGCGATGACACCGACAAACAAGTTGTTTATATTCCAATAGGCCGCCCAAATTTGAACAGCGTTACAGATTTAACCCTTGACATTTACGCTGCAAAAAGCGGCTTTACTGTTGAGGTTAGAGATGAAAGCACCGATGAAGATTTAGGAAGTATTAATGTGGCCTACATCTGCGAGCCAAAATACGAAGGGCATTACATAGCTTTTTTGAATAAGTGGGGCGTTTGGGATACAATGGTGTTTGAAAAGAAAAGCGTAAAAGACATGACCGTTCAGAGTGAAGGTTATAAACGCATTATAGGCACTTGGGGGGCACGTGCAGACGATGGCACACGACCATACACCTACAACACCCGCGAAGGCGTACACGCACGAATTAACGCGATAGGTCAGGAGCGTATCACTTTAAACACAGGGTTGATAGGTGAAGAGTATAACGAGGTTGTTAGGCAGCTGCTGCAAAGCGAAGCGTTTTTGATGGATAACAGCGTGCCTGTGGTTTTAGAAAGCGCAAGCGTAACATACAAAGATGAGGTTAACGAGTTAGTGAACTACACCCTCATTTTCACCTACGCACACACCGCCATAAATAGAACGCAATGAGAAAGGTAGCATTATATTTTAACGATGTTTATTTAGACCTTTTCGGGGATGAGGATATAGTGCTTACCCGTAAGGCTACCGACTACCGCGAACTAGGCCGCGTTTATACTGACTTCACCCAAACATTCACTGTACCTGCCACGCCTAAAAACAACAAGGCGTTAAAGCATTACTATGATATGACCGTTCTAAACGGTTACGCGCAAAGTGAAAGCGTACCGGGTAGAATAGAGGTTGATACCTTGCCTGTGCGTAGTGGTGTATTCATTATTGAAGGCGCGAAATTCACAAACGGTTTGCCCTCATCTTATAGCTTGGTTTTTTATGGAGATTTAAAAAGCCTAAAGGATACTTTTGGTGAAGACAAGCTAGAAGATTTAGACCTCTCAAGTTATGACCACGCGCACAGTTTCGCAAACGTAGAAACAGGTGTTGAGGGTGCAGGGTTAAAAAGTGGTGAAATTTATTACCCATTAATTAGCCCTGTGCGCAAGTGGTTTTACAACAGCGCAAACAGCAACCACGATGACAATAACATAGCATACCACAGCGGCCACAGTAGCAACGACCACGGAATAAGGCATTACGAACTCAAGCCTGCGTTAAAAGTCGCCCCTATCATTGACGCGATAGAGTCAAAGTATGGCATTACGTTTAACAGCACCTTTTTTGCGTCTAGTGCTTTTACCGATTTGTATTTGTGGCTGCATAGGAATGAGGGTTATATGCCTCAAGTGCCTCAGCCTATAACTGTAAGCGTTAGCACGTTAGATGTATTTCACACATGGAATAACACTACAAAAGTTTTAACGATAGATTATGATTGCACGATTAAATTTCAGGCATTTCATACCTCCACCCCTTTATTGCGTTTTGATATTTTGGTAAATGGTGAATTGAAAGTTTCAGGAAATACCACCACTAATATTTTGTTAAATCAAACTTATGATATTGATGTTTTAACAGATGATGAGGTAACATTTCAATTTTCAACTTTAAACCCAAACCAAACCATAAGTAAAACGATAGAGATTTATTTTGATGATGGAATAGCATCACCACCAAACATATTAAGCAGGCAACAATTAATTTTTGATACTGCACAAGAATTTAGTTATACTTATGTAACCATATCTAAGGTTGTTCCTGAAATTAAGGTCTACGACTTCATGACCTCACTTATCAAAATGTTTAATTTGATAGTTTACCCAACAGCGGCAAACACTTTTGAAATTGAACCATACAGCGACTGGATAGGCAACAAGACGCACGACATAAGCCGCTATGTTGACATGAACAACATGAGCTTAGCCAAGTCGAATATTTTCGGCAACATTGAGTTTAACCACAACGAACCCGGCACGTATGCAGGTAAAGAATACTTTGGCCGCGAGGGCATAGGATACGGAGATTTGAACTTAGTTTTAGACTACCGCGATGCTGAAACATTTGAAGTAGAAAGCGGCGCGGAAATGCCAATTTTTGAAAGGCTTATTGACGCAGACGATGACACCGCCACCGATATAAGCATAGCATCAATAATAGAAGACAACACTGCCGACCCCTCGCCATATCTGGGGGGGCTTTGGTTTTTATACTACCAAGATAAGGCCACATCACTAACAAAAACATTCAACCTTCTCACCGCGGATGGGAACGACAACGAAGTGAGCGCGTACCACCGCTTCGGGGTCTGCAATGAAAGCAGCCTGAGCGCAAATACATTAAGCCTTGCATTTGGTGCAACGATTGACCCTTACTTTGGGGGCTTAGTAACGCGCGGGCTTTACACTGAATATTATCAAGATCAGGTCAATGATATTTTTGACAGCCGCACGCGGATAACAGATTTAGAAGCTATCCTACCGTTGAACATTATTATCAACTTGCAGATGAATGATTATTTAGTAGTTGGTGATTTGATTTTTAGAATTAACGAAATCAAAATCAACCTAAACACAGGCCGCACAAAGATGAAGTTAATAAACGTCAAATGATTATCGAAATAATAGAAGCGTTAAGCACGGCAAAAAAAGGTATTAGCCCTGAGGTTGACAGGGCACTGGGAAAATATGAGCTGCCAATGGGCTGGCGTAAACTTGTAAAATATTTAAAGACATGGTTGAAGAAGTAGTAAAAGTCAAGGTTGAAACAGGCGAAGCGACAAAGCAAGTAGAAAACCTAAACAAGGAAACTAAAAAAACAGGCAGCAATATTGATGAGATACAAAATCAAGCCGATAAACTAACAGGCGGGTTAATATCTAAATTCAAATCATTCACAGCTACCCTTAAAGGTGTTGCCCTTGGCTTTAAAGGTGTGGGTACTGCTATCGCTGCAACAGGCTTAGGTGCTTTGGTACTTGTAGTTACCTCACTTGTAGCGGCTTTTAAAAGTAGCGAAGAAGGGCAAAATAAGTTTGCTAAAATCATGGGTGTAATAGGTGCATTAACTGGAAATTTAATAGACCTATTAGCTGATTTTGGTGAAAAAATTATTTGGGCATTTGAAAACCCGCTTGAAGCTTTAAAAAACTTTGGAAAAGCAATATATGAAAATGTAGAGAATAGGATTGTTGGTATGTTTGAATGGCTTCCAGCATTAGGGAAAGCCATTAAGCTGGCTTTAAGTGGTGAATTTGGTGAAGCAGGCAAAGTAGCAACAGATGCTTTTGCTAAAATGACATTAGGCATAGAAAATGTAACCGACAAAGTAAGCGCAGCCGCAGAGGCAACTAAAAATTTTGTTAAAGAACAAATAAATGAAGGCAAGGCAGCTGCACAGGTTGCAGATATGCGTGCCAAGGCTGATAAAATAGAGCGTGCTTTACTTGTTGAGCGTTCAGAAATGGAACAGAAAATTGCCGAACTAAGACTAAAGTCAAGGCAGGAGGAGGAATTTACAGCAAAACAAAGAGGTCAAGCATTAAGAGATGCACAAGATTTAGAAGACGAGCTGCTGAAAAAAGAATTAGAAGCCTTAAAATTACGTGCTGACGCGCAAACTATGGAGAACACATTTGCGCGAAGCAATAAAGAGAACCTAGATGAAGAGGCGCGACTTATTGCAGCGGTTAATAATAAAATGGTTGCACGTACTAATCAACAACGACAAACACAAAGAGAATTAAACCGCATTAATAAGGAAATAGCCGCGCAAGAAAAACAGCGCATGACAGAACAAGCCGCTTTTGAAAAGGAATTGCGCGATGCTTTAGCTTTAGACCAAGATGAAAAGAGGGCTTTAGAAATTGAAAAAGAAGAAGAGAAATACAACAACCTTATTGCTCAGGCGCAAAAGTACGGACTAGACACGATAGAAATTGAAGACGCAAAATTGCAGGCGTTAAAAATCTTGAATGATAAATACAGAGCCGAAGACCAAAAGGCAAAAGATGAATTGGCAGAAAAAGAAAAAGCCGAACGCGATAAACAACTTGCAGATGAAAAAAAGCTTGCAGATACAAAACTGAGTATCGCCAATAATTTAATGAATGCTATTTCTGCCAACCTAGAGCAGGGCAGCGCAGAGCAAAAGGCACTCGCAGTGGCGCAAGCTATCTGGAATACATATCAATCAGTAACGGCTGCTTTAACAGCAAAGCCTTATATCCCCGGATGGAACATAGCTAATGCCGTGGCCACTGGTTTATTTGGTTTAGCGCAGGTTCGTAGCATATTGCAAACAAACCCCGCAAGCGGTGGCGGTGGTGGTGCTGCCCCTAGTGGCGCAAGCTTTACCCCTCCAGCGGTAAACATACCCGGACAGGCGAACGTAAACAGCATTATTCAAGGCTTCCAAACAGGCAATACACCTGTGCAGGCTTATGTGGTAAGCGGTGAGGTTAACAGTGGTGCAGAACTAGAGCGCAAGCGGTTAGCAAATGCCACATTTGGGTAAAATGTAACACTTTCGCCTTATTGCGTTTTTAACGCATGAAGGTTATTGAACTCATCTTAGACGAACAGCAAATTTTAAACGGGGTGCAGGCAATCAGCATTGTTGAAAAGCCAGCCATTGAAAGCGACTTCATCACGTTATCAAAGCAAGATGAAGAAATAAAGCTTGCCACCATAAGCGAAGAAAAGCGTATTCTTTTAGGTGCGGCACTCATCCCTGATAAACTCATACCCCGCAAAGATGAAGGCGGTGAAGATGTGTATTACATACATTTTTCTAAAGACACCGTCCGCAAAGCCAGCGAGCTATTTTTAAAGTTAGGCAGGCAAGGCAAAAGCACGCTTGAGCATAAGGTTAATCTTGAAGGGTTGACCGTAGTTGAAACGTGGATCAAAGAAGACGACACCCACGACAAATCAAAGCTTTACAATTTAGAAGCCCCTTTGGGTACTTGGTTTGTTGCTATGAAAGTAGAGAACGAGCAGGTATGGGATGAGTTTGTAAAAACAGGCAAGGTTAAAGGCTTTAGCATTGAAGGGATGTTTAGCAAAAAAGAAGATGAGCCTGAACTCACAGAAGCGGAGCAAATGGTAAAGCGGCTGCGCGAGATTATACAAAAATCAAACAGTAATTAATAAATACGTTTTAAAACCATGAAAGCAGAACAAATTTTGCAACAAGTTAAGACGGCTTTGGGTATGCAAACTGAGGTTAAGTTGGCGCAGGCTAAACTTGACAACGGTACGGTACTAGAAGCCGAAGTATTTGAACCAGGCGCAGAAATCGCTATTGTAAACGATGAAGAGCGCGTACCACTACCAGCAGGCGAATACATGATGGAAGACGGCCGCCAGCTAGTGATAGCAGAAGACGGTATCATAAGCGCAATCAACGAAATGCCAGCAGAAGAGGAAGAAGCCCCTGAGGTAGAGGTAGAAGTTGAAGCCGCTGAAGATGAAAAGCCAGTAACCCGCATGGAGTTTGAAGAGCTTAAAAGGATGGTAGCCACAATGGTAGAAATGATGGAAGCCAAAGAGGTTAAAGCGTCTGCCGAAACTGAGGCACCAGCACCAGCCGAAGAGCCATCCGAAAAAGTAGAAATGGCAGCTATCAAGCACAGCCCTGAAAAGAAGGCTGAAAAAGAAAATAGCAAAATCATCTTGAGCAAGCGCAAGATGACGACACTAGATAGAGTGTTAAAAACGATCGCAGAAATTTAAAACCAACCTAAAAAAAAGAAGATAAAATGGCAACAACCACTTCATTAACCACTACTTACGCTGGCGAATTTGCCGGCAAATACATAGGCGCAGCCCTATTAAGCGGTAACACCCTAGCTCAAGAAGGTGTAACTGTAAAAACCAACATTAAATACAAAGAAGTCGTTAAGACTTTGGCGTTGGATGGCTTGGTAAAAAATGCAACGTGTGACTTTGACCCGACAGGAACGGTTACAGTTGCAGAGCGTATTCTTGAACCGAAGGAGCTACAAGTTAACCTTGACCTTTGCAAGGCTGATTTTCGCAATGATTGGGAAGCTGTACAAATGGGCTATTCTGCTCACGATGTATTGCCAAAGAACTTTGTTGATTTTCTTATCGCTCGCATGAGTGCTAAGATTGCGGAGAAAACAGAGCAAGACCTTTGGGGCGGTGCTAACGCCACAAACGGTAGCTTCTCAGGTGTAACAACCTTAATCGCTGCTGACGCTGCTTTGCCTTCAGGACAAGAAGTTGCAGGCACAACAGTAACCGCAAGTAACGTAGTTGCAGAGCTTGGTAAAATTGTAGATGCTATCCCTTCACGCCTTTATGGTAAAGAAGATATGTACATCTACATTTCTCAGAACATTGCCCGCGCTTACATTCGCGCTTTAGGTGGCTTTGGTGCATCAGGCTTAGGTGCTAACGGTATCGCAGGCCAAGGTACTATGTGGTACAATATGCAAAATGAGTTGAACTTTGATGGTGTTAAGCTTTTTGTAGCTAACGGCCTTGGAGACAACAAAGCGATTGCATCACAGAAAGAGAACCTTTGGTTCGGTACAGGTCTGTTAAACGACCACAACGAAGTGAAAGTACTTGACATGGCCGACATCGACGGAAGCCAAAATGTACGCTTCGTAATGCGTTACACCGCAGGTGTTCAGTACGGTTTTGCAGGCGATATTGTAACATACGGTATCACCAACAGCGCAAACTAAAAATTAAACGATAACCAATAAGGGGCAGGTGGCCAGTCTGCCTGCCCTTTTTTAATACCAAAAAAATATGAGTTGTGATTTAACTTTAGGCTACGCAGAACCATGTAAGCAGTACATAGGCGGCATTGATGAGGTTTACTTTGTAAACTTTGGCGACCTCGGAACGCTTACCATTGTAGATGACGAGATAACAGATGCCTCAGGCACGTTTTCTGCTTACAAGTACGTTCTCAAGGCCAACAACAACACCTTTGTAGAAAATGGTGTGAGCGACCGGGAAACAGGCACGTTCGTTGTAACCCAGACTTTGACGTTAAACCTGAAAGGCTTAACAAAGGCCATGCACAAAGAAATGAAGCTTTTAGCTTATGGCCGCCCTCATGTAGTTATTGTAGACCGTATGGGCAACGCCCGATTGATGGGACGCGTGCGTGGTGTTGAGGCAAACGTGGATAGCGCAACAGGTGGAGCAATGACCGACATGACAGGTTATACCTTGACCATTGTAGGCACTGAGCCAACGTTTGCGAACTTTATTGCAAGCCCTGCTGCTGGTGATCCATTTGATGGCTTAACAAGCGCAACAGC